AACCTGCGTCGCGGGGTTCGTTGCGTCCCTCCAAACAAAACCGCCAACCTTTACGCCAACGGCAGTCGCACCGCTTGCAACGGTGAAGTTTGTCGGCGCATAAATTACTTCCTGATTGTTTGCGCGATCGCCCTGAATGGCATCTTTATTCTTCAAGGCAACGTCTTTCTGATAACTAAAAGCCATTTTTCATTCCTCCTTATTAGCGCGATTTAATACCACGCAATACATCATTCATAGGGTCACTTTCGACAACTGGCGCGGAATCGCTCACCGTGGTCTTTTTAAGCATTTTCACCATCACGCCAAAGGCAGACGGGTCAACGCCATCGGTCGGAATATCGTTCGCGTCAAGTGCCTTTTTGTAAATATCACTTGCGGAATCAAAGGCAAACGGATTGCTAATCTTTCCGACGTACGGGGCAACTTCCTCCGCCGCCGTATAGAGTGCCGCCGCCGTAGCCTTGTCGAAAACGGGCGCGGAATCCTGCGCCGTGTCTTTGCAAGCGTCAGCCGCTTCCTCATCTTTGCAAGCGTCCTCTGCCGCATCGTCAACAGGTTTCGCGTAAGCAATACCCGCGAGGAAGGCTTTCTGCGCGGCTTTATCTTCGGGGTCAAGCCCTGCCGCCGTCATAGCCTCGCGAATTTCGTCTGCCAAAACGTCAACGGATTCTTCGTCTGCTGTCGGGGCGGCTTCGGGAGCGTTCTCAACTGCGGGCGCGGTGTTCGTCATATCTGGCGCGGAATCTTCCTTCACAATTTCTTCTTTCTTGATTTCCTCCATAGGCGTTTCACCTCCATTTCTGATAGCATCAACTAATCCCATGAAAAGGTCTTTCCAAGTATTCATATCTTCACCCCCTTTCATGGCGGAGTCAGCAACGCGGACATCATGCCCCGCCCTGCCCTCGCGGACAAGTGCAACATGGTTGCCGCGTATGTTACGCATAATACCGTCGTAGGCTTTGCCGTTGAAAATCCCGTTTATCATTTCAACGTCGCATAAATAACCCGCGCTTAGATCGCGGAACTCGCCCGACTTGATACGCTCAATCGCGTCCGCATCGGTGACGGTCAAACTGTTTGTAAGATAGGGCGCATCGAAAGCCGCATCTGTTCCCAAACTACCCACAATCTTATCTTTCGGCATATTCGCCGCGTCCATTTCCCAATGGTCTAACGATAACGGAAGCCCGTTAAACGTATCGGCGGCTTTTTCGATTTCATCGGCGGGGCGGTATATCTGATAAACCTTTTTCGGTTCAAGTTCCAACTCCTGCCAACCGGGAATTGTATCGCCTATATACGGCACGACTTGTTCTTTTGTAATGTTGGACGTTTTAACGTGCAAATAGCCGTTTTCGTCAAATGTGCGCTTTGATTCAATCGGCAAAGTGTCAAAAATCATCATTTTCCACCTTCTCCCAATTCCTCAAATATTTCGTCTATCCCTTCAAGCGTTTCTTCCTCGCTTAGTTCGGGTATCAACGGGCGGCAAACACACCGACAGTTTACAAGTTCGGCGGGGTAAATATAATCTTGAATATTCGGGTCGTTATCATAGCAACCTTCGGAAAGAAAATACTCCGCGCCGTTCATGCCCCCTTCGGTATGGTCGAGGACGTGCGTTTCGCGGTACGTTTTCCCTGCCGCCGTGTGTTGCCAAATTCCTTTGTTTATGCCATACGAAAGAAGCCGTTGACGGGATAGGTTTTCTGTTGCCTTGTTCGTCTGATCGCGGGCAATCATGGCGGCGCGTCTTTCGGTCACGCCAAATTGATGGTGTAAATCTTCGGTCAGCGTCGATAAATCATGCCCGTTTTGAATCGAACGAAGGACAATTCCTTCAACTTGCGTTAGATTTTCGCGGGCAATGCTTTTTATAAGATTTACGTTTTCATTTACGATTGCCGCGAAGGTTTGCCGTTCCTTTTGGCTCATGTAGGAAAACTTTAAATTGAAGCCTAATCCCGCGTCGCGCAAAGGCTTTGTTTGCTCTATCAAGTTTCCGTGAACGTAGCCTTTTATTTTATTGACAAACCATTTCGGCAACACGTCGGCAAGTTCGCGAAAGTTGCGCTCCCATTGATGAAGCAACTTCCGAAAAGCCTTCAACAAATCGTCCGTCGCGCTGTCGAGAATTAAATCTTCGTTGGCGCGGTATCTTGCCCGCAACCAATAAACAACGCTTGCTTCCATTTCCCGCACTGCCTTTTTTAGGCGTTTATGATATTCGCGCTCAATCGCGGCGGGCGGATATATCGGTTTAAGCGTTCGCCTCATTTTCTACACCCTCTAAAGGTAACGCCATTTCGGGCATTTCAACTTCATCATCGGCATCTATATTCGCGAATCCGCTTTCGGGATTGTTTGCCAACGCAAGCCGCGCCTCCGCGCTCGAAATAACGCCGCGATCAATGAGCGTTGCGTAAGTGTCGGCGGTGGTCTTGTTGCATCTCGCTTTCAAGTCGCTATCTTCATCGGAAAGCGGAACAAACTCGAAAGATAAAGCATCGTCTACCGCGCCGCGTGTGTTCAACTGTAAAAGCTTGATAACGTATTCAAGCGGGTCGCGGAAAATTCTTTCTTGTAATGCGTGGATATGGTCATAGTGGTTTTTCATGTCCGCTTCGCCCGTGGAATTAAATCCGCCCGGTGTCATGCCCCAAAGTTTAACCGTAGGCTCACCAAACATAGCCGAAACGATTTCCATCTGCTGTTTGACTATATCGGTAACGCCGCCGATAGGAGTGGAAACGTCCGTAATATCTTCGGCTTCCTTGTCTACGGTCATAACGCCGTCGTTGTCGCGATTCTGCGAGAAATACTGCACTCTGCGGCGAATGTTCCCGCCGTCGTGTCCCGTCAGCAACTCCTGCATATCGGTTTTGAAAACGGTGCAAGAGAATTTTTGAAGCAATCGCGCCGCCGCCGCGTTGCACTCCTCAAAGTGCCTAACATTTTGCAAAACAACTTGTGCAAGCGGAATCCCGAAAAAGTTATATGCCGGAAGTAGAAGCGTTGGCGGCTTGTCTTCCGCAAAATACAAGAATCTGCTTGCGTGTACTTCTTTTCCGTTGATAAGCCAACTTTGCGGGACGAAGTAATCACGATCTAACGGATTGAAGCAGGAATATCTGCCCGGCGCAATGTAAACGGGCTCAATCAGTTTGAAGCCTTTTAACGCGCCAACTTTGAACGTGTCCGCGTCCATGCCAAGCGGGAGTTTCATATCTTCGCCGCTAATATCGCCCGTATCAATGTAAGCAAGGCAACCACCAAAAAAGCCGCACATTTCGGCGGCATCATGGAAAAGTTTGTCAACTTTCAGCCGCGTCATTTCCGCCTCAATATCTGCCGCCGCGTTTTCGTCTGACGCTTCGCCGTTGTAATTATACTCTATCCAACGGCGCGTCATTTCATCTGCACGGAGTTCAACGCCAGCCCGGATAATTCCATTCTGAGCAAGGCCGGAAAGAACGCCATAGCCCAAGAATTGATGATAGTCGTAAAGGTTGCCTATCATGTTATATACGCCGCATTGTCTCAACGCCGCGTCATGTATTGCCTTCATGCCGGATTTGCCGTAGCCCAAAGAATCATAAGGCGAAGCGTCAAAGGCCACCTTTTCACGCTCCAACGCGCTATATGATATTTTCATGTTGTCTTTTGCCTTTGCCATGTTTTCACCTCATCAATAGGGCGGCGGGGTTTATCTGCATTTGTCCGCGCCCGCGCATTAAGTCAACCAAACTATACCTAAGCCCGTCGAGTATGTGATTAAAACTGTCAACCACAATCGGCAAAACCTCGCCTGTCTGCTTGTCCACCTTGTAAGAATAATGGTTAAATTCGTCTATGGTATGGCGGCAACGCGGGTGGATTACAATGTCATAGCTTTTCAAGAACTCGATACCGTCCTCTATGCTACCCTGCCATTTTTTAGCCGCCGATATATTGAAGCCTCGCCGCCGCATAAATGAAATGGTTTCGGGGCGGGCGTTATCTGCTTTTATAGGCCACTTTCGCGCCGTTTCGATGGTATCAAAAAGAGCGGGGGTTTCGTCTAAGTCGATACCAACGCCCCACGCCTCGCGATCTATAAAGATTGTCCTGTCCTTGATAAAGCATCGAACCAACGCTGTCGGGTCAACGCTAAAACCCCAATCCGCGCCGTGATAGAAACGGGCATCTTTCGGCGTGTCAAATTCTTCAACGCGAAACCGCCCAGCGAATATAACCGCGTTGGAGTGCCGCCGCACTTCCCCTTCCCAAATGTGCAAATAACTTTCATAGTCCCGTTCTTTCAGCCAATCCTTTTCTTTTTTCAGCACATCGGGAAAAGCAGGATTGCCGTCATAATTGACTTTACAAACATAAGCATCATCGGGCGCGTTTAATACAAACCGTTGGAAGGTCGGGTCGCTCTCGTCAAGCGGATTAAACGTCAACCAAATTTCGCTGTTAGGCTTTCGTATCGTAGGTATTAAAATATCCCAACTGTCAGCACTTACGGCGGCGGCTTCTTCTACCCAGCAAATATCAATTCCCTCGGTGGATTTGATTTCTTGCGGATTGCTTCTAAGCCCCTTAAAAATAAACTCCGTGCCGCTTGTGCATCGTATCGCGTCCCGCGTGATCGTGTACGCACCCGAAAGCCCGATTGCATCTATCTGCTCACACAATAGCTTGTGCACGCTGTCGGATATGCTTCGTTGGATTTCGCGTGCGCACAATATCCTCATGGGCTTTTCATAGCCAAGCAAAAGCAAAGCCCGCGCAACGCTCCACGATTTCCCGCTTCCGCGGCCACCATAAAACACTTTGTATCTATGCGGGCGGAATAACTCTTGAAAAGCGGGCGCAAAAACGACGCTCATTTTTTGAAGTCCTCCGGGTTATTGCTGAAATTGACTTGCACCGCGCCGGGTATCTTGGAAACGCCCTGCACATCATTCTCGCCCAGCATTTCATAAAGCAAGCGGGCAAAAGCCGGATATTTCAGCGCGTTTTTGGCGGTCATAGCGGCTTCCGCATAAGCCCACGTTTTCTTTTCGTCTGGTATTCCCAAAGAGCCGAGGAAACTCCGTATCTCGCTATGGTTAATCTGCATTGACATTATTTCTTGCATAGCTTCACGGATTCGCTTTTGCTCCGCTTGTTTCTTTTGGCTTGCCTTGCCGCCCTTGCTTCTGATTTCTCTCTGCTCTTTCTCTGTTCTCTTGTCAAATGGAATCAGATTTTTTTCGTTTGCCATTTCCTCGCCTCCTTCCACAAAAAAAGCACCTTGCTTTTGCAAAGTGCCTATTTGTCACGCCCGCCTAAATCCCAATATATAGGCTTGACCTTAAATATTTTCTCGCATGAGCAATCCTCGCCCCCGAACGGGCAACCGACGCAACATTGGTTTTTAATGCAATACTCCGAAATAACCTCGGCGGCGTTTACCAAGCATTTTTTTACAACATCATCCACAACTCCCGCCCCCTATTTGGAACAAATCGCCCCTCGGCAACTTTGCAGAGTTAAACGGCGGCTCCCACGTCTTGAACCGCTCATCCTGCTTTATGCGCGGGGCTTTATGCTGCGCGATTAAACCTACCGCCTCAACGACAAGCCGGACACCGACGGGAAAAATCTCTTTCCAAAGTTTGTGGTAATCCCATCCCGGTTTATTAAATACGGGCTTTTGTAACAAAATATCCCCGCCGTCAACCTCGCCGTCGAGCCAGTAAACCGTCGCGCCTGTTATAGGATCGCCCATAGCGGACGCCCATCGTACCGCGTCGCGCCCCCTATGCCTCGGCAAAAGTGACGGGTGGAAGCCGATACCGCCATATTTACAGGACGCTATGCAACGATCTGAAATAAACCAATGCGAATGGGCGGAAATAATTAAATCCGTCCCGGCGGGTATATCATAATGCGACAACTTTTCCGCGTCGTTTATAACAGGGATACCGTATGAAATTGCCGTGCTTTTTAGCTTGTCATAATATTTTATTTGCGGGGCGGCGCTCACGCCGACGACGTTATGCCCGGCGTGCAAAACCGCCTTTAATACCTCCGAGCCGAAAGTTTTCTGCCCTGCAATAAATATTTTCACGTTGCACCGCCTATATACTTAAAACCTTGCACCGCGCGGAAATGCCCGCCGTAGCCGCACCCAATCTTTTCTTTTCCCGTTTTCAATAACGACAAAGCACTGCTTTTTTTGTTAGCCCCATATAACATGGCAGAACACTGACGCCACCTTTTGTCGCGGCGAAGTGCGGCGCACAACTGTGGGTGGCTCGTGTGGAAGTACACGGGGAATTTGTGGCCTTTTCGCCCGTTGCCTTGTAAATGGTACTCGGCAACCCAGTTCTTTCAGTGCCAAATATCGCCCGTGGCCTTCGACGATCTCGCCATGCCATACGCCGATAGGGTCGCAGTTCCCAAATTCCTGTATAGATTTCTTTATCTGATCAATTTGTTCTTTCGGGTGTGTTTTGGCGTTCCGCTTATATGGCTTTATTGTTCTGATATTGACATACTCAACTTTTAGTTCCACGATTTCACCCTTTCAAGAGAAAAGCCCGCCGGACGATAGGCGGGCGATTTGGGGCGGGAGGAGAAAACCGCCCCTCATGCGGAAGAAAAAAGATTTTGGAGGCGTAAGAGTGTGGTTTGCACTCTTTCACGCTAATATTATAACCCCGTTTTTTTAATTTCGTTCCGCAAATGAAAATTTTTATAATGCCCCGCACGAATCCGCAACACCAATGCCATATATGCAAATCAAGGGAATACGGTCATAATACAAAGATTTTTCGATATGCAAATATTCGCATACCCTATCACGCCGCCGCCTTGCTTCTTCCCTGCTTTTCGGTTTCGGTACAATCAAAACTCGATGAAAAATCTCGTTGTCGATAACGTCAGCAGATACCCACGCCTTTACCGCGTCGATTACTCGTAGCCACCTTTCGGGCTTGAAAACTTTGTTTTTATCTTGAAGCGTGATACAGTTTATTTCCTCGACGCGCCGTAACGCCGCCGCAGGGGTCGGGTCGGAAATATAACTATGTCCTGACGGTGCGCCGCCCGTATGCCCGCCCGCTCCCATCTTCGCCTCTAAAACTGCGTCCTTGATTTCCCGCGAATGTCGGAAGATATACTTGATTTTATCAACGCTGTCCCTCTGCATCGGCATCGCCTCCTATCGCTCAATAGATAAAACGACTATGATAAACGCCACGATCAAGCCCGCCGCAAATCCCGACATAAATGGCATGAAATTCTCAATCATTCAGCCGCCCCCTCACCGTGTTGTGATAGTGTACAGTAATTTTATAAACATACAAAACATAAGCCCTTTTGCACAGCCTACAAAAAAAGCAATAATCTCTTGTTCGCCCATACATATATGTATATCAAGCATCACAGCCGCCCCCGTTCCATATCCTGCATTAGCCCTTCCCATTTCTCCCGTTCAGCGCCCGACGTTTCGAACGCCATCATCAAACGCATACTTGCATTTATGATATGCGGTTCTGAACGGTCACCCATGCGGTAAAGGTTTATATGCCGCATAGCCCGCGCAAGATGTTCCGCGCTTGGTATCTGCCGCCATGTTTCGCCGGGATATTTTCTTTGTCCTTCCGTCAGCCCTGCCGCGATTGCGTCCAACCATGCAGGGGAAAGGTATCTGTACTCGTTGTTTTCGGTTTCCTGCGGATAATCTGTATCAAGTTCAATCATTGTTGCGCCTCCTCAAAGTCAACTATGCACCAATCCAAAAACATATCTTTGCAAGATTTCGCGGTCATGCTATCAAAACAATCTTGATGCAATGGGCAAGTTTTACATATTGCCGTCGCGCCTACAAAATTGACTAAATAATACAGTGCAACTTTCGCTTCCGCCTCGGTTAAGTTATCAATCCGCTGTTTTATGTCCATCGTTGCGCCTCCTCAAATCATCTTGCAATCTATCTATAAGCCGCGCCATCTGTCCCCGCGTCAGCTTTGAAAAGTCATACCACTCAATATCATATTTCAGCGTTTGGATAAGTTCGCCCACTTGCCATAGTTGCGCCGCCGTCGCTTTTCTGTTGTCCTTCTGCATAGCCGCCACCCCTTTAAATGGTTTGTACGCTGATTTCCGCGCCGCCCTCCCCGTTTGCTGTGTAGGTTTTTTCTATTATCGCCCTCACGATCTGCGAATCATCTTTATAAACTATGCCTATCATGCCATCGGTAACGCTTTTATATAAATTATCTAAATCCGGCTTGCTTGTCGCCCATGGATTTTTGCGGCTTTTCGGAAGCGGGAAAACGAACCGAACGCAACACTCCAAAGGCTCATCATCAAACGGTTCAATTTCGGCTTGCCTCATAGCGTGCGCCGCTAAAATCCCGACTACGGTTTTGTACTCCTTGCATTTTGCGGGCGTATAAGTGCCGTGCGAAGTGACGCGGGGACGTGCCATCGGGACAGGCTTGCCCGGCACGGTAAAACTTATAGTCATGCTTTTCCCCTCCGCTTCGCCTTTTTCCGTACTGCTTTCTGTATTGCCTTTTGCTTCGCCCTGCCCGTTTTGCTACGGCAAGCAGGGCATTTTGTATTTTTATCCGTGCTATCGCAATCGAAGAAGGATAAGCACGCAACGCATCGCCTCCTAATCTGCATTTTCAAGCCCCCTCTTTCGCAAGTATTTTTCAAGTTCCCAAAAGGACGGGCTACCATGAGAAACAACCATACAACCTTCATGAAGCGATTTTAACGGGCAATCACATTTTCCGTTGTTATGCGTCAAGCAATATCTTTCGACGATAAGCGCGGCCTGCACCATATCTTCGCGATTGATTTTCAAACCACTTTCGCCCCTTTCGCGATCTTCTCAATTTTCGCGTTACACTTCGCGACAATTCGCCGCGCCGCATCTGTCGAGATAGGCTTTTTGCTGTCAACACATAATCCCATAGCCAACTGCAACGCCATAGCCCGCTCGTTTTGAAGCCGTTCAACCTCTTGCCGTTTTTCTTCGGGTAAAGAATAAAGCCATTTCATAGTGGGATATCCTCCTTCCGTGCGCTTTTCGATTTAACAATCATAAGTTTCGGCTTTTCTCCCGCTATTTCTTCCGCTTCTTTCTTGTCATCGGTAAAGCGTAAAATATCGCCGTCAAATCTAAGAGGAATTTCCTTGCCAAATTCCACATTTCGCGCCTTTCGGAAGGTTATAAAATAATTCCAAGGCCAAGCAGAAAGCAAATTTTCCTCTTTAACCCGTGAAATGTTAATCCATAAGTCGGCTTCATGCGCCATATAAGACGATTGAGCAAGCCTACCGCCGTCGCTCGTAAGCTGTGCAACCATAACAACCGCGATCTGTAACTGTATCGCCATAGTTTTCAATCTTTGCGCCGCGCTTTTCATAACTTGCCATTCTTTAGCGTCGTGAGAGTTCAGCGCGTCCATTCTGCCGATATAATCAACAATCGCCATTTCTATATTGTGTTGCGCTTTTGCCCGCCGCACTTCTGACAAAACGCTTGCTATTTGCATATCCGGCATATTGATTGTTAAAAGGTTGCCTCTACGCATAATGTCAGCCGCTTCTTTTGCCCGTGCAACTTCTTCTTCTGTCGCGCTCCCGTTTCTAAGCGCGGAATGAGAAACCCTTGAAATAAACGAAGCCCACCGCAAGGCGTTTTGATTCGTTGACATTTCGGAATTTAGATAAAGCAACGGGCGTTTTTCAAAACAGGCAATATCATAAGCCAAGTTCATAGAAAACGCAGACTTTCCCGCGCCGCTTTCCGCGCTCAATATAATCAAATCGCCCTTTTCAAAGCCTCCGCAACAATCATTGAGCCGCCCAAAGTTTGTATAAATAACGCGCTTCTTTCGTGCCTTTTCGTCCATACGTTCATCAATCGCCGCCGCCATTGCGTCAGCCATAGCACCGGAAGAAAGTTTTTCCCGCGTCATATTGGTTGCGGTTCGTTCCATAACGGCGCGCTCTATCTCATCATAGGCTACGCTTGCCATTTCGCCAGCATCAATATATCCCTGTGCCAACTTCGCCGCATGATACACTTTACGCCGCGCCGTCATTTCTTTTACGGCTTCAATAAATGCAGGGAAGTCGTGCGGGCTTGGTATTTGCATTGTCATCTGCGTGATCGTCAAATCTCGCCCTGCGATATATCCTGCGTCAGAAAGTTCTTTGCTATGAAGTGTAAGGGCTTCAATGCTGACTTTCTCGCCTCGTTCCTCCATGTTTTTCAACACTGAGAAAACCGCTCTTGTTTCGCTTCGTGAATAATCTTCTTCCGTTAGGCTTTGTAATACTTCAAGCCTCCAATCTTCACGGTATAAAGCCGCTGAGAGTGTAGCACACTCTGCCGATACATCTGCCAACCTTGCGGGAAGGTTCATGACGCTATCCCCTTTCCAAAGTTTTCAAAAAGCAAATCGTCACCTTTTGGCATTTTTGCAAGCTTTTCTTCGCGTTTTTTCTCGTATTCTGATATAACCCATTTCCTTATGGCGTAGTAATCACTTGTATATTTCTTCCCGCTTGCGCCTTTGTAATCATTGAGAGTGGTAATACACCATTGGACAATATCTTCCCTACCGTTGAAGTAGTCCACAAGTTTTTTATATTCCTCTTCGGTCATCAAAACATTTTCCGCATATTCCTTTTTCGGAATTTTGGGAGCGTCCTCTCTCTTGTCTTTAGTCTTTGTCTTATGTCTTTTTATTTGTGTAGTATCTTGTATACTATCTTGTATACTATCTTGTGTAGTATCTTGTATACTGTCTTGTGTACTATCTTGTATACTATCTTGTGTAGTAATAGGCAGTATTTTGTATCTTGTTACAACCCTCCCGTCTGACTTGAAGCTGATTAGTCCTGCTTGCTTTAGTCTGTTTTTTGCTGAAACAATGGTTTTATTTGTCATTCCCGTAAGATTTTCAAGTCGCGAATTTGCCACTTTGAACCATTCGCGCCAATGCAAGCGATTGTTTATGTTCATAAGATGAAGAAAAACAAGTTGCGCTGACGCTGGAAGTCCTTCGGCTTCGGAAAACTCAAAAAATCTATTGAGTTGCTTCATATAATCCATCGTTTCACCGCCTTTCATATTAAATATGTGCCCGATCATTTAAGTCTATGTCATATTTCAAGTCGATAATAAAACTTTTAGCCGCTTCCAAATTATCAAAATCCCTTATTATAATTCTTGAATTTAGTGTTACATCTGCCGCACAAACCACATATTTTTTTAATCCGCTATACCCCAACAAATCAAACGTCTTAGATTCGTCAACATGAATAGCCTTAATATAATCAAGGTTAATAATGTTATCATGCTTGTCATAAATCCACATCTTCACCCCTCCTTTATTTTGGCTTTATAAATCTTCGCGATCTCTTTCGTTATGGTCACGCCGTGAAGATGGAACTTTGCAAGAAATCCTTCTTCGTCACCGTGACAAATGCGGTGATGCTCCCGGCAAAGGGGAATAACAACCGCGCCCGTTTGGTCTTTCTTTCTCCACTGTAAACCGCCATGCCCTACCCGCGAGCCGTGTAGGTGATGAACGTCAGCCCGTTTTCCACACACCGCACAAGCCTTGTGCATTAAACAGGCGTAAACGTATCGGCCTATATCCTCGCATTGCTCATAAAGCGGGATTTTCGACGGAACGCCGTTTTCAATCATGAACTCGATGAGGAAAGAAATAAACTCTTTGCAGGTGGTCACGCTACAATCCGAAAGGGAAAACATTTCAGATTCAAGCGTTTTTAGATGCTTTACCTTAAATTCAATCTTCATAAGCCGCTTCATTTCTTCCGGCAGATAGCCCGCCCATTCCGCTATTTCAGAAATTAAACTGTGCGCTTTCTTGCGTTGTTCCGGCGTGATTCGCCGCCCGTCAGCAAATTCCACCAATACTTTGTCGTATCGTCTTAAAATCGCCCTGTCGATGGAAGGAACGGCGGCGCGGATTAAAACGCCGCCATCTTCCTTAAAATCGGCTATGCGCCCTTGTACTATCTCACTCATTACAACACCCGTCGCACCCAAACATTAAACAATCAAGCACTTCCTCCGTTTCTTTCTTGCACGAAGTAAGCAATTCAGCTAATGCTTTATATTTTGACGGTGGTATTGTATATATACGCCCGTTTTCATTAGGATTTTTAGCGATAAAAAGATTAACTTCCATTCCTTCCGTCGGTTTTTTTAAGAATGAAATTTGCTCTTTTATTACGTCCCTGTGCTCTAATGCAATATGAACGTTGGCAAATTCTTGCTCATAAACCTTTAATCGTTCTTCGTACTTGTCGCGCATGGTTTCACCTTCTTAAAAGAAAGGGATTTCGTCGGCGGGCTTGCTGTCAGCCTTGCCGCAAAACTCGAAACGGTCAACGATAACATCTGTTGTATAGCGGTTTTCGCCGCTTTCCGTGACATATTTCCCCGTTTGGATTCGTCCTTGCAGGGCAACTTCGCGCCCTTTTTGGCAATATTTCGCGATTGTTTGCGCCGTGTTTGAGAACGCAACGCAAGAAATAAAGTCGGCTTTTCGTTCTTCGCCCTTTTTCGCGATACGATCAACCGCCACAGAAAACCGGGCAATCGTCATGCCGCTTGCTGTGGTTTTTACTTCGGGGTCGCGGGAGAAGCGGCCTTTGATAATTACGATGTTCAATTAAATCCCCTCCATCATCTTTGCTTGTTCGTCTATAAATTCAACGGCGTACTGGATAAAATTCGCCGCGAGGTCTGCCGCTTCTGCGTCCGTTAATTCGCCCGACGCGCTTTTGCCATACTTGCGCCGCATTACTTCTTTTACATCATCGCCGGAAAGGTGTTGCTTCTTAGCTTCTGCGGCAACGGCTTTGAGGTGTTCGTCTTTCGTCGAGGCTTTTTTCGGCTTCGCTTTCGGCGGTTCTTCAAACTTCATAGCGTCCGCGTCCTTCGTATCATCGAGGCAGAAAAGCCCATTGAGAGCATATTTCCTCGCGTACGATGAAGCCGAGCCCGTAAGCTGTGCCGCGTCCATTTTCGGGCGGCTTTCCGTTTCCCTTGCGTATGCCTCGGCAAAGATTGTATTTTCTCCGTCTGTGACGCTTGCCATAGCCTTTACATAATATCTTTCACCAATCATCTTGACTTCATCGGTAACGTAAAGCAAAATCCCTTCCCTTATACAAAGCGGCTTTGCCGCGCTCAAAATATCCTCGCATGAGCGGTAATAGAACTCTCCAAATTTGTTGTACTGATTCTTTGGGGCTTTCAATTCCGCTTGAATTTTCAATAGCTTTTGCAGTAATACCATTCTTCACGCCTCCTCATTTAATCCTGATTGAAAATTTCTCCTCCAAATGTGCGCCGGGTACGTTATGCCCTGCCTTGATTGCTTGTTTAATCGCCGTTAAATCTGCGTCAATCTTCACCGTTGTACGCTTGTAAGCGTCGGGAAGTGCGTCAATATCGTCCACCTTCGTTGAAAACGTAGGCGCGGCAACCGTCATTGTGCCTTTCGGCGTTTCGATTTTCTTTTTCTCCACCGCAATAAGAAAATCTGTGTAGCCTTTCCGCACCCTTGCAAGCCGATTTTCGCGGGATTTCTTCAAATCTTGGAGGCGTTTTATTTCCGCGCTGATCGCGTCAACTTGCGCCTCTTGATTTTTGATATAGGCAATCCCGTCCTCGATGGCGGCGGGCACGTCGCTTTCATAAATGCCCTCTAAAGCGTTTTTTATGTCCGGTTCGATACTTTTATCGTCCGCCTCGTCCAAAACGTCTACAAGGGCATTTATGCGCGCTGAAATGTCAAATAACCACTTCTGCATTTGCTTCTCCTCCTAAAATTCCGGCATCGGCTCGCGAAGTATTTTCCGCACTTGCCATAATTGCCTTGCAAGTTCTTTCCGCTCCCGCTTGCGTATCTCCTTTACAAGCCTATGGAAGAAAGCCGCTTGCTTCTTTGCAGTTTTTTCCATCTTCCGCGCCCCCTCTTATGCAACGCCGAAAAGCGGCACTTCGTTAATTTGAAGCATCTTTTCTTTTGCGTCGCGATAAAATCCCTTGTCAACTTCAAATCCGTAAGAACTGCGCCCCATTTCAAACGCCGCCCGAAGTGTTGAACCGCTCCCCGCGCACGGGTCAATTACCACTTCGCCGGGGTCGGTGAAAATCTCGATAAGCCTTTTCAACATAACGACGGGCTTTTGTGTCGGGTGAAGTTTCGGGATATCCTTGCCGTCCCTCTCCCATTTGAACCAATTCAAAACCATATGCCCGTTATTATTGAATTTCGGCAGTTTGTCACGGTACAAAACAAGAGCAGTTTCCACCGCGCCGACAATCTTCATGTTTGCCTTTAATACTTGGCTTGACGTGTTCTTGATGAAGTAGATCGGGTAGGCGTTTTTGAATCCGTGCTTCTTTCCGTACTCTTGAACCATCGGGATTTGTTGCCAAGCGCAAAACACAATCATTGCAGGGGCTTTTCCGCGCTCCTTCGGTTCTTTGATTAAAAGCTTTGAGCAAAAATGAAAGAACTCCGCAATATTGAATTTCCCGTCCGTCCTAAAGAATGAAGCCCCCGCAAGCTTGCTTTCTCCGTTCTTGTTGTCCCCGTCAACATACCAAACGGGGTTACTGCCGTATGCGTTCGCGCCTAAGTTATACGGAATATCCGAAATAACAAGTTGCGCTTTCGCGGGTATGCGATAAACCTTATAATTTTGGTAATTGTCATTGTATAGTTCGCATACAATCTTCTTTTCGCGCTCTATGTCGTTCGCCCCCCTTTAGAAAATGTAACCGTCCTCCTGCTTCGACCATTGATAGAAAGGCATTAAGTCGTACATTTCATCGGCAATAGCCGCCTCGCGCTCGTATTCGTCCATATACTCTTGGTAACGGTCGGTTTCCTCATCGTCCCAATAAGAATCAATCAACATTTTGTTTTCTAAATCCGCCATTGTTTACGCCTCCTTAACGTATTGCCATAAAATCTGAAGGATAAGGGCGTGTATGGAAATTCCCATTTCCCGCGCCCGCGCCGCCATTATCTCCTTTAGTTTTAGCGGCATTCTCAAAAGATAAGTTGTCATGCCCTCGCCTCCTCTCTTGGTATCTATTAGATATTATATACTGTTTTCCCTGAATTGTCAATATCTAATAGATATTTTTTAGAGCCTTCTTTTGGAGAGTGCAACGTGCTATCATAAAGATAGAGGAGGCGAATCTTTATGAAACCACAGGCGAACCCTTACCCGTTGCGGCTTGAAGATGAAGTTATGGAAAAAATGAAGCAGATCGCGAAAGAAAATGGTCGCTCGGTAAATAAGGAGATTGAATTTGCTTTGAAGAAGTATATTCAAGCATACCAAGCCGAAAACAAATAAGCTCGTTCAAACTTACACCTTTTTCTTTTGCGTCTGCTTTTAGGCGTTTATGCAATTCTTCGGGGAGGCGTAACTGTAAAGAAACTCTATACACTTGCAAATCCCCCTTTCTTAGTGATATAATCACAGTAATCTTGTTTTTGGCCTTGGCTTGACGTACTGCAATACGTCAGGCCTTTTTCTTTTTTCTGTACCGTTCCAAACACTTTTCGCACCGCACGCGCCCTTCAACGGCTTTCTCATGCCCGCAAGAAACGCACATATTATGGCTTACAAGCCACAAATAACGCTCTTTCGAGTAGGCTTTGTACTCTTCCCGATGAGCCGCGGCATATCTCCGCGCAAAGGCTCTGTGTTGTTCGGCTTGGCGTTCCCTTAAACATTCCTTGCAGTATCGCGCATTTGCCCGCCGCGATATAGGCAGGGGCTTTCCGCATGATACACAGCAAAGCGTTTCGCTTGTTAGTGACATATTCAAAGAAACAACGCCTCCAAGATAATCAAGATAAGAAGCACAGCCGTTTTTCCGTCCTCGGTCAGATCGTTCCAACTCATGACAACGCCACCGCCGCAAAAAGCCATACCGCGCACGCGCCAAGAACCGCCGAACCGAAGTCCCTACAATACTTCATAGCTCGCGCCCATTTCCGCATATCGCGCCGCCGCGCCCTCGTTACACGCTTTTCAAAGTTGCTCATGGTTTAACCTCCTTCATAGCTGATTGCCAACACTTTTGACAGTAATCAAAGCAAATCTCTCCGTTTTCCTCCATGCCGCACCACTTGCGATATTCTGCCGGAAGCCCTAAATCTGACGGGCAATCCGTTGTCAAAATATCCTCGAAATAGCGCGGGGCTTCTTTGCGTAGGATTTGCAACGCCTCAATGATTCGTTTCTTGTCGTTCATGCCATAGCCGCCTTTACCGTTTCGATTGATATGCCCGTATCAGCCGCGAACCGTTCGGGGTAGTAATAATATCTACCGTGACCGTAGCGCGGCGTTTTGGGCTTTGTATATACGCCCCATTGAACCGCGCCCGTGCGAACCATTGCCCGCACAGCTTCGCATTGAATGTTAAGTAGGCGGGCTATGTGTTCCGTTTTTAATCTTGTCACGATCTCGCCTCCTTTCGGCCAATCGTTACGCGGGGCGTATAAATCAAAAAGCACCTTGTCATATTCTCCCCTCCCTTTCAATCAAATAGGGCAAATACTTTTTCTGCAAATGCCCGCGCCATCGGAATATCCTTTTCTTCCATGCAATTAATTTTGTTAATACCTAATTTCCGATTAACTCCAAACGCTATAAAATCCCGTAGTCTGCGATAATTACAACTGTCGTACCTTTTAGGAAAACATCGTTTTGCCGTTTCCTCGCAAGCCTTATCAAGCCAAGATATAAACTCACGAACGGCTTCGTTATGGTATATTGACCCTTCCCGCTTCTTTGAAATATTTGCGCTAAGAGTTATCCATTGACAGTTTTCGGGCGAATATCCCTTATCATTATTGATACGGTCAATCGTGAGCGATTGGCTTCGGTTTTGCCCTGCGTCTAACGGCGGGTCTTTGTAGCCATGCGTCAACGCCCATTCGCAAAAAGCCTCAAAATTATTGCGCCATTCGGTGCAAATCGTTATCCCGCGCCCGCCGTAATGTTTATAGTTATGAGCGTTTTTGTTGTAACACCGCGATTTCATGCCCGCCCATATACGGTAAAGGCGCGTTTGGCTATATCCTTCTGCCATACTTCACCCCCTCATGCCGTTGCCGTTCTACTACGTTTCGTTCTATCGCAAGGCAAAAAAATATCTTCAACCCTACAACGCAAAGTTTTCGCAATACGCAAGGCTACTTTCAGCGACGGCGAACGGTCACCTTTCATAATAAAACCAACGTATCTTTCGCTAATATTGGATTTATATGCAAGTTCTGTGGCGTTCATTTTGCGCTTGTTCATCATATCCTTGACTTTGTTCTTCATTGTTGCACCTCCTTTCAGAACACATTGTACTATAGAATTATCTTTTAGTCAATATGCAAATGAAAATTTTTTCGCTATAATTAGTACAGAACAATATAAAAGGGGGCTTTTGTGATGAATAGGCTTAAATCCTTGCGCGAAAAGCGAAACAAAACACAGCAAGATATAGCTGACTTTCTAAATGTTACACAGAAAGCCGTTTCCTTTTATGAATTGGGGCAAAGGGATATCCCAAACGAAACCCTGCAAAAACTCGCTGATTATTTCCGCGTGTCTACGGATTATATTTTAGGGCGCGATGAACCGCCGAAAAAGTCCATTATCGGTGGCATTGTCGGCATGATTGCCGCACTATCTCCCGAAAAGCAGGAACAAGCCGCCTCATATATTGCGTTCTTGGCGAATGAGGATAAAACGATATAGGCAACTATATTTCATGTATAGTTGAAGTATATTCTATGTATATTGATAGGACGCGCGGGGATATGCTATAATAAGGGTGTCATTGGTTGTCTTGTTTGGCACTCCTTTCGGCAAGAAGCCCCCGCGCGATGCAGGGGCTTTTTGTTTTACTCCGTGATAGGTTCGTCTTTGAAATCCTTCGCGGCTTCTTCTGCACGCTTCAAGCGGTCGGCATAGTCAATCAGCGCGTTCACGGTGTGATCGGTAAGAAGATGGATAATTTCATTTACTATCTTTTCTTCTTCATCGACATACGCAGGGCACACCTTCAAGGCGCAACGGTCGCACTCGTTCGGGCTTTCGTTGTCGATTTCCTTCCACATGGCAAAGCGATTCTGCGCGAACATCTCCAGTAGGGCTTTTAACTCAACGCGAACGGGGTATTTTTTCTTCATAGTAAACCACTCCTTATAATTTGTTGTAGGGGGATTGTTTGCCGTGCCTCCTTTCCTAAAAATTCCCCCTCCTATTCTCTTAAAGAGAAAAGCAGGGCGTTTTGACGAAGGTTTATAAAATATTTTCCCCCTTTCATATTCCTACGCCCAAAAGTCAGCTATTTTTACAGTACGAGGTAAAAATATTTTTCCCCTCTACTTATTGATAGAGATGGGCGCGGTAAAAATACGAAAAAAATAAAAAAATATTTTAGGGCAACCTTAGGTTCCTTGACATAGTTCGCAAGGTTTTTAAGGTTCTTTAGGTTGGTAAAATGTCTTTGCCGACGTTTTGCCGCTTTTTTGCCACTGTTTTTCCATTCCCATATTCGCCCCATATTTCCCCCATATTTTCTCCAATCCTATCCAAACCTACCAAAGCCTACCCAAACCTACCAAAGCCTACCCAAACCTACCAAAATAAAAAAGGGCGGGATTGCTCCCGCCTCATGGTATCATGATATTTTATTGCGAAATGGGGGCGATTGTGACGAAAAACGCAAACGGCTATGGAAGTGTTTACAAAATGCACGGCAACCGCCGCCGCCCGTATATCGCCGCCGTAACTGTCACGATTGACGGCAAAAGGAAACGCAAAGCCTTGGGCTATTACGAAAACAGCCGGGACGCATTAGCGGCTTTGTCTGCGTATCATAATCAGCCTTATGATATTTCTGCCCGGGATATAACCGTTGCAGAATTATATAAGAAGTGGATAGCTTGGCGCGAAGAACGCGAAAAAGGGAAAGAAAGCAACCGCATATATAGAATTACATTTAATAAGCATTGCCGCGATCTGCATGATTGGCGGTTTCTTGATGTGCAATCAATCCATATCCAACGCCTTGTAGATAGCGCACAAAGCCCGAAAACCGCCGCCCGTATAAAATTACTTTGGGGGCTATTTTATAAGTACGCCGCTTTGCTTGGGCTTTGCCATGTAAACGCCGCCGCTATTGTAGAAACGCCAACGCAACCGAAAAGCAAACTGCATAAACCTTTTACCGATGAAGAAATAGCGGAGTTATGGGAGAACACAAACGACGGCGGCGCGAAGATTGCATTGATTCTTATATATAGCGGCTTGCGTCCGTCTGAATTAGCAACGATGAAAACAGAAAATATTCATCTAAAGGAGCGGTACATGGTCGGCGGCATGAAAACCGACGCGGGGCGCGGGCGTACTATTCCAATAGCCGAAAAGATATATCCATTTATAGCGGGTTTATACAACCCGAACAAGCCGCGCCTTTTTAGGTTCTCCAACTATCAAGGCATAGCGCATGAGTGGAAGATGTCAACCGTTCCCGCCGTTCAAAACCATCTTCCGCACGATGGGCGGCACACTTGCGAAACGCTCCTCGACAATGCCCGCGTCGCAAAGAAAACGATACAACTGATTTTAGGCCATGCGGGGCGCGACATTGACGATACAGTTTATACCCACAAAACAAGGCAACAACTTATCGACGCAATCAACATGATATAGTGAAACGCTTGCAAGCAACGCGCAAGCAACGGAAAAGATTTTTGCCCTTTTTAGCCCATTTTTTGCAAAAATAAAAAACCCGAAACCTACCAAATACGGCAAGGCTTCGGGTTCATTTTTTTAGAGGTGTCGGCACACTTCACCCATATATATTGAATTTTCAAGGCTTCTGGCGCATTTTTGCAAGCTACCCGCAAGCAATCTTTTCTTCGCCCGCATTGAGCATTATAGCACTTTAGGAATAAAAAAAGAAGCGGGGATAATTCCCCGCCTATTTTGCCACCGCGTAACCAACCGCAAGGGCGCATAGAAACTCCCATACGTTGCGCTGATTTCTAAGCCTGTTTTCAGTTTTACTGTGCGCCGCTTCGCACTCTTTGAAGTATTGCGCGGCTTTCTGCAATTCTTCGTTCGCTATCTTCAACGAGGCTCTCGCACTCTCCGCGTCGCTCTTGGCTTGCGTTAATTGCGCTTTGAGCGTCATCAATTCGCTTTGCGATTTCGTCAGTGCGTCCAATGCTTTCGTCAAGTCCCCGTTCGATTCGCTCAATATCGCTTTTAACGTGGCGTTGTTCTTCTCCAATTCTGTCAAGTGATTCTGTAACGTTTGTAGCTCGCTCTCGCTGATCGTGTATGTCGGGTTCTCTGAGCAACCACCAACACACGGAAATAACAAGAACAATGCCGCCAATAAAAAACAAACATTGATAGAATTTTTCTTTATCCACATTTCAGCACCCCCTAAGTCTAATATTTTATTGAAATCTTGACTAAGAACCAAAATAATCTAATTTTGGGCGTTAAACTTGACTAAGAACCAAATAAATAAAAAATTGGTCGTTATATTTTAATTAGATTTTGCGATTTAAAGCGGGCTTTATTTAATCTCTTGCGTAATATCCCAAGGCGGCGCACCGAAATATATTATATCCCCTTCGATTTTATGCTTCACGCCGGGGAAAGTGTTGTACAAAGCCGCGTCGGGGTTTTCTTCGTACTCAAATATCTCTTGAATTTGGCGAAGTTCGTTATCTGATAAAGGGGTATTTGACTTTATTCTCATACCGTTCGCCCTTCTCTATTCCATTTCTGTTGATATTCTGCCGCTTTACGCCGGAGAACATTGCCACCCGTGTGCGGGTCTGAATAGTCATCGGTATAGTACGGGCTTTCATCTGTTCCCAAATACTGCAAATCCCAACGCTCACAATCGTTTTGCGGCCCGTATAAATCATCATCATCGTATAGGTCGGGATCGTCCCCCGCTTCGCCATGCGTTAAAACAATATCGGGGCGGTCACAAGTAAGCCACAGATTAGAAGAAAGTACCGCGATAACTTGCGCCATCGTTTCAATTTGTGCTTCCGTGGGCGGCTCGTCGCCTAAATCCTCCGTCGTAGCAAAGCAAGCACAACATAAGGAAATGCCAACCGTCCCGCGATTCAAATGCCAAGTATGGGCGAGAACCTCCGAAAGGTCATCGGTAGAAAGCAAAATTTCGCCGTCCTCGTCTATCTGAACGTGGTAATCATCTGGAAAATATTGCCCGTAGTGTCCGGCTGACCAATGCAATATCAAGAGGGGATTTTCAAGCCCTGCACTATGCGCCGCCGCCCATAAATCCTCCCGACTATTTGCCGCGATCTGCCCTAACTCCGAAAGTGTGACTTGCCTCATACTGCGTCCCTCCTACTGCCGGGCTTTTCGCCCGCCTGTGAGTTATAACGAGAATCCACATAATGTTTTCCCAACTGAACGCCCGCCACGGTTAATAATCCACTAATAGCCGTGACGCACGCGCCTAAACCTTGCCAAACACTACCCAAGTCAAATTTGAAACCGTAGAACCCATTAGCATAGAAACCTATGAACCACGAAAAAAGGACGCAAACGACAAGAAATAGAATGATAACCCCCGCAAGAATTATCAACTGTCCCAAATGATGTTTGCTCCAATTTGCCATTTCAAGGATATTTGATTTTATTTGTTTCATGACAGCCATAAAATGCCCCCGTTTCGCTTCTCGCCGCCGTAGATAGCCCGTATTGCGTTTTTATTTATCCGCGCGATAGTTTATATGCGCGGCTTGTTTTTCGTCCAATATCGGGCGTTCTACGCGGTCAATTATTCTGCGCGGCGAAGACGCTTGTTAATTCATCAAGGCGGGCGTGAGCAGATCGCGCCCGTTGGTCTACTTCGGCGAGTTTGATTGCCATTTCGTGCCGCGCCTGTTCTTCGCGGTTTGCCCGTTCTTCAAATTTATCAAGCATTTTTTCGATACGGCTTATCGTGTTATCAAGTGGGCGCAAAACTGAAAAATGGAACGCCGCCGCGATAAAAGAAGCCACAGCGACAATCTGCGCTAATATTTCCATGTTCATATTTGCGCCCCCTTTAATCTGCGGTCTTTGTATAAAGTAGAGTGATATAGCAAGGACAAGAAAGATAAGACGAACTTGTTACTTGCATCTTAATTGCTCCCGCAGTAACCCAACAAATACAAAAATCTATATCATAAGAGAAGTTAATTGGGATTACTGTGTCACTTGTCTGAAGAAGAACCCCGCTAATGTTTTTTACATTATTACCTGCGTCAATAGTTTCAACCGCAAGACTTACGCGCGCCGTATCGGGAGATGTACATATATAAGTTTTTTTATATAGCGGCTTTCCGTCAATCCATGTCCCTATTTTCTGTTCCGTCGTGCTATACGACACAGGCGCGGACAAAACGCCGTTTGCGTCAATATCTAAGCCGCCGCCAACTTTCACGCCGCCCAAATTCGAAGAAGAAGCCACAGGGAGAACATAACCGCCGCCCCCTGCGGCTTTCTTAAAATTTACAACACGCAACGCCCCCGCCGATTCTGTGACCGCCCGCGCATAGATAGTTTCATTGTCCCATTGATAAATTTCGCTTGGTTTCAATACGACACCGCTGTTGTCTGTCTGTTCTGCCGACAACTCAATATCAGCCGTTGCGGATATGTTTTGAACAGTGCCGCTTGTGATGCTTATCTCCGTCCATGCGTCGGAGGTAACTGCTACATTTGCCATAAATATCACTCCTTCTCAAAATAGAAAGCGATTCGATTTGCAATCATGGCGCGGGTGTCAAACTGTGCGGATTCGTCGATTTTCCAACCAAGAAGATTATTCCAATGAACCGTCCAACCGAACGCCGTGAAAATTGGCGCTGTGTTTTTGTATTCCCATGCGCCCCACAAGCCTTGCCCGTACACCTCGCGGACAAATTTCGTGTTTTCGCTTTCCTTGATTTCAAGCGTCGGGGAAATCGTCAGCCCCAAGAGGTAAAACGAAAATCCGTATGAGCAATTCCTTGTAAGCCATAGAACCGCGCAAAAATAACGCTGGATACGCTCCCACAAAGTGAAGTCGGGGTCAATGCACGATACGAACCACCTATCACGATTGACGCTTGATAGATACGGGTCAGTTCCTTTGTATTCCTTGTAATGCTTCGCCCAATCGTATTGCAGAAATTTCGGCGCATATTCAACGCTTTCGCGGCAATAGCAAGAATTATCCCACGTTTGCCAGTATTTTAAGAACGACGGCAATTCGCCGTTAATATCCGCAAACGGAACAACAAGCGGATTTGTTGGATAGCAAATAATCATAAAAATAAGGGAAAGAATGAAATAGATTAACCAAATAATCATTTCTTCTTTGCCCCCTTCTTCGCGGGCGGAACATAGCGCACACAAGCGGGATTGTTACACACCCAAACGGGGGCGGTATCAGTCCCGTCGTTCCTCATTTTTTGGTTGCATCTAATACACCTTGGCGCGGGTTTAGCCATTATTCCTCGCTCCCTTCTTCGATTGCTTTATATTCTTCGTCAAACCAAGCGTCCAAATCTGCCATATCAGCCGCCACGCTTGCGGCGGTTTCCGTGTCGCCCTGCATTGAAGCGGTTGTGTAAGCTTCGCACAAGTTCGCTTTTTCCTGCGTATATTCTGCCGTTAGGCTTGCAAGCTGTTCCTCTTGCGTCGGTACATACGGCGTTGGCGGGTGAAGTTCCTGCCATTCTTCCTCCGTGTAGTAGCCCTGCGGCTTTTCGTCCCAAACTTCAAGATTTCCCGTTGGCGAATAATATTTTGCCATCTGTTTTCCCTCCTATATCAAGGATTTAGGCTTGTATCGAAATACTCAATCCAAACATAGCCGTTACCGCCATCAGAGCCTCCATACCAATCGCTGCCAAGGCCGCCCCCCGCACCACCGCCACCGTTAACACCAGCTAACGGCGCGGATTGTGAGGTTGCAACTGCCCCGCCACAACCGCCGCCGCTTCCTCCTGCGGTTAGATAGTTTGTGCTGATAATTCTGCGGAAAGATTCGCCCGCCGCCCCGACAATCGTACCGCTACCGCCAGCCCCGCCAGCAGACGTAGTAATAGCACCGCCGCCGCCGCCGCCTGTGTATGTGTTATTGTTTACGGTTACAGACGAATCGCCGCCGTTGCTTCCATTACTTCCAACGCTTGCATTTGCCGCCGCGCCTGTGCCGCCCGCGCCAATAACAATGGTTGCCGTTTCGTTTGTGTCCATGTATTCGTATGCGATTGTTGTGCCGCCTTCGCCGCCGCCGCTTCCTGTGAGATAAATGCCTGAACCTCCATTATAAGCGTTACTTCCGCCACCGCCGCCACCTTTGACGGTGATACGATACCACCCCGTGACGGGCGCGGTATATGTGCCGGATGTGGTGATTACGTCCCTATGATTAAAAGCGGGAATTTGTTCACGGTCTAAACCACTTTTGAAGATTGTCCAATAAGTATTGGCAGTATCAGCACTCGGCGCAATCGTACCCGCCGCCATATCTGCGATACACTCATAACGCAACTCGTCTGTCGGGTCGATTACGACGCAACCTTTATAATAATCCTGTTCCGCGTCATAATTAAACGTGAAGCCTTTTTGCGCCATGAACGCCACGCCGCCCAATAGATTTGCCATGCCGTTGAAATCCTCGCGGCTCGGTGCTTTGCCGCCCGCGCCTAAAGGCAGGGAAGTTTCTGCGGGAAAGCCTGTACTTTGTGAAAAAAGCCCATCGCCCGCCGTCGCTTGCGTGGCAGGAATTGTGTTTTTCTGCCCGTTTTGTGCAAGCGGCATTGATAACAAAGTCGGATTCGCTGTCATAAGCTATCGCCCTCCTGTATTGGATATGGTTGAAATATTCCTTGATTGAACGGTTGCAGATCGCTACCGTTAAAGCCAAAAGTGTTTTGCGGGTCTATTTGGTAGTATTCCATGCCAACGCCCGCACCCACGTTCAGCACGCCGTATTCTCTAAGCAAAGCCCTCTGATACGCGGAAAGGTAAAATGTGAAAACTATACGGATTTTCATTTCGCCTATGTTCATCACAAGGACAGGCTCAGAAAATAGCGCGGACAATATTTCTTTAATGCTTGGCAAAGTTGCGTTTCCGATATTTGCCGCCGCTTTCAAGAAGATTAAGTCACGATACGCGCTATCTGTCAGACGGAATCGGTCTGTATCGCCCGAAACAAAAAACGGAGCATTGTTAAATGGGTTTAACTGCGAACCGTAAAACCCGAAAAAGTCCTCATTGTCAACGGTCAAATACCGCGACGCGCCAACAATGCGCCCCCACACGTCAAGCCCTACCCCCTCGGCGGTTAGCGGGTTAAACACTTTGTCATAAAAGGTTTTAATGTCGCCCGTTGGGTCTAATTGCTTCGCCGCCGCTTCGACGATGCCGATAATGTGCGGGCTTGCTCCATATTGACTTTGAATAGTCCGCAAGGCCAAATCGTTAAAATCAAGGCTCATTTATAACCACCTCGATATTTTCTGCCGTGATTATCGGTTCTTCGTCTGCGTCCATTGTGACGCTATTTCCTGTTGGGCTTGCAGATGTTCCAATGTAAACGCTTTCAAGGTCATTCACGCCCGCCGTTTTCACAATCGCAACCGTGAAGCGGGAAGCGTAGATTGTTTGTCCCATGCCGATTCGCGTATTTCCGCTATTGCTATCACTTCCGTTTGCGTCGGCAATAATAGCGTTTTTAATATCCTGCGTAACGGTTGCGGGCGTTTGTGCCGTCTTGTTGATTGTGACGGATAAATAAACGGGCGCGGGAGAAGGCCGGACGATTTTGTAATTATTGACTACTCCATCGGGAGAAGTAAAAGATATGTCAGTGTTTCCGTTCGTTCCCGCGCCCGCGTCTAACTTGTTGTATATGGTTTCCGCTATGGCCTCATTTTCTCCGCCGTAAACGCACACCGCGACGGAATGAGAAATAAGCGATACGCCTTGTTTTGTTACCGTGCTATCTGTCTTATTTTCAAGAACAAGGCAATCAAGCACATTTTCCACTTGATAAACTGCACCCTGCAAAGCCGCCGCGCTACCGTGAGCATTTGCCGCCACGCTGTTATAACGCCTCTTTTCAAAATCTGCCCTGTTCTCAATCAGCGAACCGACAACGCCCGCCGCGCTATTGTCTACGGTGTCCCACCCTGCAATTACGGTTATGATTTTCGTACACGTTCCCGCGCCTATGTCAATCGCGCCCGATTCCTGCGCCGCAAATTCAACCTCAACCGTACCGTCCGCGCCGATTGTAGCCGCACCAACGCTTGTAAGCTTTATCCCGTCGGTGGTCTGAATAATACTCCCCGCCGGAATTGTCGTTCCTGCAAGCCCCGTGCAAGTACACGAAACAACGGTGCTTGTCGCAACTTTGCGCGTCAGAAAATAAATCTCCCCCAAGGCATCTTGAAAAATACCGGAAGCCGTTAGCGGGTTAAACTGATTCGCTAAGTTTAGGAACTCGCTATCTTTGCCCGTTACGAGAACCGCCAACGAATCAATGATTTGCCCTGCGGGGGATTCGCTTGACGTGTTCAGCGTTGCCGCCTCATCGTCAAATATTGCTGTCCAATCGTCGACGATTGATTGACGAATAACGCTTGTAGAATCGGCAGAAAAGCCGCTGTCGGGATTAAATGTGATTGCCATTTTCTCACCCCTTAAAATTCAACGGCAACGCTTTCGCCGTTTTCGTTCGTCGAATGAATTGTTCCCGTCATTGCACGGGTGTCGGTGTCAAGCCCCGCAATTTCAACGGTTGCGTCTGCGATATTCTCCACGGCAAGGGCTGTTTCTCGATAGATCGCGCGAACCTCGGAAAGGGCGGGCTTCACGCCCAAATCAAGAGAAAAATGAGGAACGCCCTGCCGTTGCCGAAGATATGCGTCGCGTGTAAATAATCTGACGGCGTTAGCAACATTTTGAGCATCACAATAGCGTCCCGCCGTGGTCGCAATGTTGCCCGCGCCGTCAAGGGTTATGTCCCATTTATCAGGATTAAGATATAATGTTCTTTTGTTCATGCGCCGCCCTCCTATTCAGGCGTACTTGTCGTACTGCCGCCGCTTTCTACGCCGCCGTGAACGTGACTAAGAAACGAAATACCGCCTATCGTGCAATCTCCCGAAATATCCATTGTTCCGCTAAAGGTCGCGCTTGGGCTTGTCACGGTCAATCCTGCGGGAGCGGTTAGTATAATATGCCCGTCTTGCTGAATCTCGATATAAACCGTAGGCGCGGCGTTATGAAAGCCGCCTATATAAAAGCCGTCGCTCATACTAAAGCGGCGAAAACTTCCCGGCTGTTGCGGAGTGTTTGTCCCCTCGTTCACCGTCGAAGAATCGGATTGACAAAAGATTGCAAGCCCTTTATCGCCAACAACGGGGTCAAGAATTACCGCACCCACGCCCGCATGATAGCGGAACACGGGCAAATGATAAATCGTTGTCGGCTCAACGGTTTCCCCGAACCCGTCCACATTAGAAACAAGCGGGAGAACATCAACGAAAAGCCCGTCTACGGCTTGAACTTGAACGGGTATCGCCGTATGCACTTGATTCCTTATGGCCTGTTGTACCATGAATTGCAGGGAGTTGTAAGAACTGCCCGCCGTGTTTGGCTTTTTTTGTCCTTTTACGGTTTCAGCCATCTTCGCCCCCGCTTTCCGCTTCATCGTTTCCCGTGTTGCTTTCGTCCTTTATAAACATTGCGTCTATTCGGCTAACCCAACGCCCGTCAATATAGGCGGCAAGGTCATGCGTCAATTTGGTAATTTTCCAATATCCCGTGGATCGCGGGACGATTGATTCTATTTTTACTTGCCCGCCAAGCCGTAATTTAGGATTATAGAAAGCCGTTGCCGTAATGCCGTCTTGTGTGAAGGAAGGATAACCAATCAAACCGCTATCGGCTTTTAATAAAACCGCTTCGCCTATGGGCTTTTCCCACGGTTGAATAGTCCATGTCTCATCGTCCATGATTAACTCACAACCAACTTCGTCGGCAACTTGTTGCGCCTTTTGTACGGGGCTTCCGTTAAACGTGGCATTGTGTACGGATTCCGAAACGCCGTTATTTACGAAAGAAAATCCCGCCTCGATTGCGAACTGTTCAATTAAACTTTCTGCCGTCGCTTCTCCTTGTACGCTTGTAGGCGAATCGGCAACCAATACCGACCATCCCGCCGTTAACGCTTGAAACTTCATAACCACATCGGGCGCGGAGGAAAAATCTGCACTTGCGGCAGTTATATCGCCTTTGAAAACCGTTGAAAGCTTTTCCCCTTTCTCGCCCGCTTCAATTAAAATGTGATTCTTTCTGTATTCGCTAGGCATGAACGATAAAAAGGTCAATTGTTCCATGTCGGCAAGTTTCAGCCCGTGGATTCTTATTTCTGCGCTGTTTTTTTCGGGAAGCCCTGCCTTTGTGACTTGCACGGTGGTCGCTAACCCTTCAATGATTTTCGTGTTGCCCCCGCCGGAAAATTCCCCTTCGCCCAAGATTATCGTCGTTTTAATGGTTTTCTGCTTCATAATTCATCAGCCGCCCTATAAAAAAGCCGCCACCGTTCGCCAAATCCGCTATATAACGGGTCACTTTCTCCAAGCATATCAAGGAAAAACAGATTGCCGGAAAACGCGCTTTGTGCAATCGTAATAATGTAATCCCGATTGCGGCAGATCGCGCCCGTTTGGATTGCTTCGCCGTTGCAAATCAAATCAAGGTAAGTATTGCCGAACCGATAATATACGCGGATTTCGCAATTTTGCCCGCCTAACTTTATCTTGAATGTTTGGGCGGGTGTTTTTTGGAGTGGAATTTTAATCATAAGCCCGCCCCCTTATTTAAACGGGTTATAATTGCCCGCTTTGTAAAGCGTTGATTCATCTTCTTCTGCGGCTTGTTCTTCCGCGTTTGTTGCTTGCGTTCCTTGCACTTCGCCGCCGTCCACATCATCGGCAACGCTTCCATCTTCCGCGTCCTCCGCGTCAATCGGTTCTTCCGCTTCTTCAACTGCCGTTGTGGTTTGCTGACTTGCCACTTCGCGGATTTCCTTAAAACGCAAATCCACATACAAAACGCCGCGTCCATTAGAAGCGTCGCGGCGATAGTCAAAGGATTCTAACATCATATTTTTATAAGATTGTTCCGGCGTTGTCAGCGTGATTTTTTCGTCGTTTTCTGATAGCGTCGTTAATCTATCAATAGCCGTCTGCAAGTCGGCGGCTTTGCCTTTTACGGCAAGTCGGCAAGTAATATTCCGCGGCTCAATAACGCGGTTATAGGTTGCAAAAGAACCTTGTTCTATTGGTTCATCGGGCAAACGGCTTGACTTTTCTGCGGTAAATTCAATCATAGCCGAAAAGTCTACGCGGGCGGATTCGCCCTTGACAATCCACGTTTTCCCCTTGTCAAGAAAATCCGTAAGTATTGCCATAGTTTCACCCCTTATGTATAAGCCCCGTCAGCTTGCGCCGCTAATCCGTCGTTATAATCTTCAATCTCACGCATAACGCCCGCCGTGTCGTTTGCCTGTACGTTATATGTCGGGTTAAGCGTGACGGTATGCGTACTATTATCTATACCGCCCGCGCCACCGCTGGCGGCTTCTGCGGCGGTGATTTGCGCCCCGTCAATGTTTGCGTGTACGTTTATCTTTGTCATTCCTAAAACGCTTGCAACCTTGTTCCATGCGTTGACAACCCAATTAAACGCATTTCCTAAAATAGTAATAATGCTATTTGCAAGGTCTGTAAATGCTTGTTTCAGCGTGCTAATTATCGCTTTCATATCCGTAACGGCTTTTGCAAGCATTTGAACAATAAATTTCAGATTAAATTTGACGGTTTCCCAAATAAAGCTAAGAATGGGCTTTATAAATTCCCAAAGGTCAGCCATTGCCGCCTTGATCGCTTCAAATGTGTCGATAGCACCTTGCGGTTCTTCAAATATAGCTGTCCAAAGGTCAGCCATAGCACTCTTGCCGCCCCGCGCCCATACAACTAAATCCTCAATTACAAGCGCAAGCCCGACAAGTCCGGCAATAACCCATGTAATAGGATTAGTTAGAAGCGTAACGGCAAAGGCTTGAAATGCAGGAATAAGAATACCCGTAACAACTGCGGCAAGTCCTATAAAAAACGCTTTTACTACGGTGTCATGCTTCTGTAAGTACGAAAAGAATTTTGTAGTTAATTCAATAGCCTTGTTAAATGCGGGCAGAATTTCCCGAAAGATGATCGCGGCAACATAACGGAAAGATTTTCCTAGGTTTGCCATTCCATCATTGAACGCTTCTGTTAATTCAACGTCAACGTCCGTAACAACGCCAAGTTCCTTTTGTGCGTGAACCATGTCTTTGATTTTTTGCGGGCCTTCTGCGAGGAAATTTGCCGTTCCAAAATCAATGTTCATAGCTTGCGCCGCGCCCGCCCATTCAGCTTTACTCATGGATTGGGCTACCGTGGCAAGTTCCATCATTACATCAATGGCTTTGCGCGGGTTTCCTTCCCCGCCAGTATCAATGCCGAATTGTTCTAGAAAAGGCTTTATGCGGCTATTTCCTGTCGTGGCGATACGGGCAAGCTGTGTTTGCATACTACGCAAAGAACCTTGAAACGCTTCTGCCGAACCACCCGCCAACGCCGCCGCGTCACTGTATGCGTGTAACTCGCTGACGTTCATTTCCAACGCCCGCGCCGTCTTTCCTAAATTGTCGGCTTCGTCTGCGTACTGTTTAAACGCCATGCCGACAGAAAACGCCGCCGTAAATGCGGCAGAAAGTGCGCCAAGTTTTGTTTTAAGTGCGGAAATACTGTCCGAAATTGCGTTTTCGGCTTCTTTCGCGCCTTTTTTAACGCCCGACGAATCAAGCCCAAGAACGATTTTAAGTTCGTCAATTACGTTCATTTTTTCCTTGCCGCCTCCATCTGCCGCCACTCGTTATAGTTATTCACGGCTACGATTTCATATAAATCAACTGCATCGTCAAAACTGTAAATGGTTTGCAACTCATAAAGCGTTGCAAGTCTGCGAGTTATGATAACGCCAAACATAGAATTAACTTCGGGATAATCAACTACGCCCGCCGCTTGATGTCCACTTGGGCGGGGGATTGCCCGAAGTCGGGAAGCCCGCCTGTCTGAAAAAAATCATTCGCTTTGAAAGCCTCGGCGCGTAGCCTCATCAACGTATTTCGATTGGAAATAAAGCCGTCTACGTTTTCTTCGGTAAGCTGTACTTCCACATTTTCTTTGACAATCGCACAACACGAAAGAAGGTCGGTCAAAAGTTCCTGAATACGCTCATACGGCGCATTGGATAACGTGCCAAGAATCCCGGCGAGATCGTCACCTTTTGTAGAACCGCCCGCCGCGCCTATCAGCATCATCATTTTAAAAGTCCACCGCTCGGCCTGTGTTGCGCTCATTTGTTTAATGCGAAAATGGAGGGTTTCCCCTCCATCTTCCAAATTCACGTCAATTACTTTTCGCATTTGTTAAATGCCCTCCACGGAAAGCCCTTCAAAGTGGAAAGTCCACGTTGTAGGAGCAAGAACCGTATTCCCATCGGGTAAATCTTTGCAAGATTGCAAAACGCCCTTAGAATAGGAGAATCGCTTGCCAATACTCGGAACGCTGATTACCATCTGACATTCATACGGCTTCATGTTGGTTTCTTGCGCTTGCTTCAAAAGCTGAAGGAACGTAAGCGAAGGGGAAGAAGGTTCAAGCGTAATCGTGATTGTCTTAATGGCTGGGGTATAACCCGCGACCATATGACCGTCAACGCCTATCCGCGTTTCCGCCATCTGCTGTGCCTCGGAAGCAAAGGAAGAATCCGCGCCGAACTGCTCCAAATTCACCGAAAAAAGCGACTCCGCAGAAAGGGCAACCGTAGCATTTGCACTTGTAATATCAATCATGTTCTATCCCTCCCTTTACAGAATCGCCGTCGAAGCGACTTCAATGCGGTTTACGCTTCCGCCGTAGGTGTAATATACGGAAATGTTAGGCGAATTGCGACCAACGCGAACTGCCGCGCCCGCGTCCTCAACGAGAATTGCATAACCCTTAGTCCAAAGTTCGGTCGTAAGGTCTTTGCCCGTTTCGTTGTAAACCTGTGCTTTCTGACTTTCGGAAAGCGTAACGCCGGGGTCAATCGTTCCATTATTAACGGCTCGGTTGATTGGATCCTGAAGCCAAGCGCGAATCAAAGCATAGCCTCTATCGTTATAAGGCACGCGCCCCGCATTGGAAAGGCCGTTCATAACGCTTACCTGCATAACGTTTCTAAGCCATACCGTATTCACAAAAGCATCAATATAGCCGTAACGCCCGAACATCTTAGCGTCATAAAGGAAAGTGAAATCATCATTCCGCGTTGCGAACTTGCCAACATACGAAACGCCCTTATCGTTCAACCGCGCCGCCGTTGCCTCATCGGTGACAGTAGGTGCAACGCCGTCAATGTGCTTGAACGCGAAATTGATTGTCCCTTGATAGCGTTCCCAATTGATAGAAGCCGCCGAACCAAGAACCAATGCCGCAACATCAACATTGTTATAAACAAGTGCCGTCGCGCCGTATTCTGCCGCGTCGATTTGCGAAGCGATATTCGTTGTATCTCCTTGAATAAGAAGCCTTGCGTCAGCCGTCCAACCGACATACAGATATTCGATACCTTGATTAGAAGCCCATTCAGCAAGCCCTAAATGTTCGGAATCCGTTGCAGTGTAAAGCGTCGTAAAAGTGACCCAATTCTGCGAAGCCGCCTTGATCGCGTTCATGTTGGCGGTCTGCGTCAATGCGTCGCTACCCTGCGAAAGAACCGCGCCGGAAGTTGCCGTCAAGTTCAGAAGTTCCGCAAGAGTTCCCGTCGCATAGGCAATCGTTTCCGTTGCACCCGTCGCGGGACTGTTAATCTGAAAAGCACCCGTCAACGAAGAATAAGCAACGGTCACGCCCGTAAGTTCAGCGTCCAAAGCCGTTTCAATCGTAGAAGCCGCGTCACTGTACGAAGTGGACGAAGAAAGGTCAACGCTCGAAATAGAGATTTCCGTGCCGTTGATTTCTACCGTCAAAGCCCCACTCGTTACCGCCTTGACTTCTGCAAGCGTACCCGTATAACGTGCGCCGCGAAGATATGCGCCAACCGCCGAAGCAATACGCCGCCCAAACATCATACGGCGCGGCTTTGCAAAGCTGTTATTGTAGCCCAAGAAATAAACGCTTGCGACTTTGTACTCATCGGAAGTTTCGCCAAAATAAGCCGCTACCGTTTCCGCGCTCGTAAACTCCATAAGCATAGCGGATTGAGGAATAATGGCATTATCGGTAAGAACCAACCCGTTAAATTCCAAATCCGTTCCGCCCGCCGGGATAAGGCGCGGATTGATAGCGACTATATAAGAAGCAGGAATTGTCATATTTTTTCCCCCTTATTCCGTGGGCGGGAAATATACGTCCACGTTTTTAATTGCATCAAAATTGAAATCCTCGAACCACGGCAAATCCTGCGTTGTATTCGCGTTTATTTCTGCCGTGATCGTGACGCTCCACCGTTCTTCATATTGGTTTGAAGCGTCAATGCCTGTGAGATTACGCGGATTTTCCGCAGTACAAACGCGCACATCAAAACCCGCCGCCTTGAAATAATTACTTCCCATATAACTCCTTGAAGCAATCTCCAAAAGCTGTGCGTTTTGTGCCGCGCTGTCTGCGTAAAAATCAACTTGAACGTCAATCAAAATAAGCGCGGATATTGAATCCACGCCGTTTTTATTGTCGGGCAAGCCCTCCGCGTTGAAGTTGTAAATGTTACTGCCGCGCCGTTGTCTAATAATAGGCGTATAAATACAGTATGCGCCGTTCTTAGGTAAAACCATGCGCGACTGATTACCCCTAAAAATACGCCCGCCGTCAAGTCCTGTCACGGCAACGATATAACCATGCAAAGCTGTCATAAAATCAGCTTCCGCCATCGTTCCCGCCTCCCTCCGGCGTTATTTCTTCGGGTGGTTCATGTTGTAAAGTCGTAATTACGCAAAGCCAACCTTCGGGGCTGAAATCGTCGCGTATCATATCAATAAGCCAATACGATCCGTCCGCCCTTTCGATAATGTCCCCCGCCGTTTCTTCGTGGCGGTTTATCGTGCTTGCACTTGCGTTAATGTAAAACTTCTTAACGTGCCGCGCGTCGGCAAGGTTATCGAAAAGCCTTAAATCGCCCGCGTTCGGTGCTTGCACTTGGGCGGTAATATCTTCGGGCGTGTAGCTAACCTTCACTTTCCCCGCGATATTGGTTACGCCGTCGCAACGGTATATCGTCACTTTTTCGTGATGGTTTACGCTTCCAATCGCGCCGGATACCATTTGATGAAGGTTCATTTGCTCATCACCTCGTAAGAAACTGCCGCAAGCATCTGCCCTGTGTCAATCAACGGATGGTCGGGTTCAACTTTGCCCTTTCTTTGTTTTGCCGCCACCGTAGCGGGTGCGTTCGGTGTCCATGTTCCCGCTTGTATGGAATACTGAATATCCGATTTCATGCTTTCCCCTGCAAGAACTAAAGCACCTTTCCACGCTTCGGGTTGCGTTGCGCGTCCTTTGATTTGATTGACCATCTTACCAATCCAAACTTTGGGGCGTGTCTTGGCAACTGTACGCATAAATGGGCGGGCTGGTATATTGCGCGTTCCAAATTCGTTATAAGCGGCATACTCGGCAATGCTTTTCCCGTCCGTGGTTGTAGCCCCGTTTAAAATGCCCGCCTTAACGCCGCCCGCAATCTCGCCCAACTTGGCAAGAAATTTTTTATATTTCTCGCCGCCCGTCATGCTAACAGTGACACCCATTGAACCACAAGCCCCCGTACCTATGCCCTTTGATGATTTGCCAGTAAGCCGCGCCGCAAGGTGTCAGCATATACCAATCACTTTCTTTTCCGTATTGCGGGGAAGAAAACGAGATTGATACGCTTCCTTCCGTTGCGCCCGTCATAGCCCCTGCCGTGCCTCTTTGGGCTAATGTTGCCATGTGACAAATAAGCATATACCAAAGCCGCGTCTTGTCCTCTTCGGTGTAGGAAGTATCGTTTTCAAGCCCTGATATTAAGAGGGCGTTCCCTGCGATAAAGGTTAATTGATCGTCGGAGAGTTCCGCGAACTGCGGGTATACTGTCCGAAAATCATCAACGTCAAATGTCATCGTCGCGCCCTCCTTTCATTATTTCTTGGCTTTCTTGGCTTTCTTTTCAGCGGAGGCGGGGCTTTGTCCGTTGTCCTTTTCGGCAACTTCCTCTTTCGCCGCCTGTTTCGCCTTTTCACTTGCGCCCGCCTTAATCATGCCGTTTTTGAAGATTTCCATATCACCGTACTTTTTAACAACGGCGTCCCACAAATCACTATCAACCTGCGTCATGCCGTAAGCACCGATACCCGGAAGGATTTTAGCGTCAGCACCCGCCAAAGAAAAGCCGCTACCATGAACGCGGACGGCGACAGGCTTACCCGTCGCCTCCACTTCAAAAACAATGTCACGCACAGAATTATAAAAAACTGTCGTCGTTGCCATTGCTCACACTCCCAACATCGTAACGATTGCGAACGGATAATACACAATCGCGCCGTAAGTACCCGCCGATACCTTCTGAATCATGGACGAAGTTTCGCGTACAATGCTATGAGCCTTGTATTTTTCGGAATAGCCAAACTCGACCGTCGGCTGTCCCTCAATCTCATCGGCCTTAATCATAGCGAGATTACCGCTACCCGTCGCCATTTCTGCCGCCGTGACAATCTTCATCGTCGGATAGGTGTCGGCCAGCATCTTCTTAACCGAAACGCCGAAAGCATTAACCTTGTTAAGTTCAGCAAGGCAAGCAGGAGCAATAACAAGCGTCAAAGCACTGTTGGCATCGACCCAGCCATTAGAACGCTCGTAAAGCTTGCTCATCATCTTAGCGAAGTCAGCCATAATCTCATCGGCAGTTTTCAAAGCCCAAGTATTGCCGCCAACGCCCGTGGTCGGGGTTTCGTCTGCGTTCAAATTCGGGTCGTTCAGCAAGCCATAAACGGGCACATTCGAAACGCCGAAGAAAGCGGCCTTGTTGAACTCAATCTCCAAGAGAACCGCCGCCGAACGCTGTTTCTCTGCAAAAAGGTCAATGCGTGCCGCCGCGTTCATATCCTGCTCCAAATCGCCTACGCGAATCGTGGTCTGGAAGCGATACTGCTTGCGGGTCGGGAACGCCGTATTGATGTTAGCCTGACCGTTGGCATCGTAGTCCTGATAGGGCGTAGCCGTGCCAGTCAACTCAAGGGCGCGGAACTGCGTGTAAGCCGTCGACCAATCGCCGTTTTTAACTTCCGGCGCAATTGCTTTATACTGCCTCTTAGCCGTCAAAATCTCAATAACTTTCGGATTTGCATACGCCGTCATATAAGCCGGTACGGTGGTATTCGGGTCGAGCGCATCGGTTACGCCCTTATGCGGCACTTCGGCATCAAAAAATTTCGTGGCACTGCCAAAGTCGAAGCCCTTTTCTTTTGCAAGGTTCATATCAACCATATCTAAATCCCTCCTGTTTTACAAAATTAGCGGGTAGTGATAATAACCATATCGCCGGAAGAACCGGAAGTGAAAGCCTTGAAGTCCGTAGCGGTTTTGTTAGTGCCGATAAAGGAAGCCGCGCCCGTGGTCGGGTCAGCATACACCGTATCGCCAACGGAAACGGAAGCATCAGCCGCAACAAAGAAATCGCCCTTCACGGCAACGTTGACTTCGCTACCCTTCGGAATTTCAAGCGTACCCTCAGTGTTAATGTTATAGTTCGGGAAATTCTGCACCCTCTCCATGAAGCCCAACGGCTTGTCCGTTCCGATAGTGGAAGCGGCAACCTGCGTCGCGGGGTTCGTTGCGTCCCTCCAAACAAAACCGCCAACCTTTACGGCAACGGCAGTCGCGCCGCTTGCAACGGTGAAGTTTGTCGGCGCATAAATTACTTCCTGATTGTTCGCACGATCGCCCTGAATGGCATCTTTATTTTTCAAGGCAACGTCTTTCTGATAACTAAAAGCCATTTTTCATTCCTCCTTATTAGCGCGATTTAATACCGCGCAACATATCGTTCATCGGGTCATCTTCAACCACAGGCGCGGAATCCTGCGCCGTGGTCTTTTTCAGCATGGACACCATAGCACCGAACGCAGACGGGTCAACGCCGTCCGTCGGAATTTCCTTAGCGTCCAACGCTTTCTTGTAAATATCCGCCGCAGAATCAAACGCGAACGGGTTAGAAATTTTACCCACATACGGCGCAACTTCCTCCGCCGCCGTGTAGAGTGCCGCCGCCGTAGCCTTGTCGAAAACGGGCGCGGAATCCTGCGCCGTGTCTTTGCAAGCGTCAGCCGCTTCCTCATCTTTGCAAGCGTCCTCTGCCGCATCGTCAACAGGTTTCGCGTAA